CCTTGGAATCTTTCATTGGCCCAGGCATGCCGCCCATACGCGCACAAAAAGATTTGCGACGGGCGGCAGCCTTTGGACTTTTTTTGGCTTGCTTTGCAGACACGGGAGGTTTAAGGTTCATGCCCTGCGCTTTCGCGGAGGCACGACCTTTAGCATTCAGGCCACCCTTAGGGTTCTGCCCTTCTTTGCGTTGCCATGCTGCGGTTTTAGCCATTACTTCTTTGTCTTGCCCTTCATCTTCATTGGCTTGCCAGTCTTCTTTGCTTCTTTTGCTGCTGCGGCTTTGCCTGCTTTGTTGTAACCAAACTTTTTGTTGCCTACCATTGGCATGACTATTCTCCTTAAATTGCTGTTGTTTTGTAATGGCTCTTGTTGGGTAGTATACCAGTTTGTACTTGCCAGCTTTCTGAAGCTCTTGCCTCCACGTTGGCTGAACCGTCAATCTGTTTTGGTTGCTGACCGTTCATTCGCATTCGCTTGTATGCGTCAAGGTCTTTTGAAAGAGTTGTCTCTCTCTGCTTTTCTGAAGCTGTGTGATCGCTAACCCCAAGCTTTACGCCTGAAATCTTGCAAGCAAAACAACCCTCAACATCTAGGTTTGGATGCGTCTTGGTGTGAATCATGTCAGATATTCGGAGTACCCAGCTGCGAGTAGATCCGTGTATTCCTCCTCTGTAAGTTGATGTACGTGCCCTCCGTGATAGACCTTGGTAACAATGCTGTAGTCGTGTTGGTCTATTTCTGTGAAGGTTGAGTTAACAAGTTTGTACACATTCTTGCCACGTTGTCCAGGGGCATAGAAACGAGCAAGCCTGTTGGCTATCCTGTCCCCACCAACAAGTTGAGTTGGTACATCGTTTTTAGTTGGTGGACGGAACATGTGGAACTTATATCCAATGGCATCTCCGCTAGTGGCTCCAGCTCCAGACCCAGATGCTGTTCTTGGTAAAATCTCAATTGACGTTGAAGAAGCAGTTCCAACTCCAGAAGCAGTAGCAGTTCTTATCGTGCGAACAAGCCGTATTGCAACAGCCGAACCAACTCCGGACCCAGTTGCCGACCTAAGATTCTTGACGAGTCTTACTGCGCTAGATGTTCCAACAGCAAATCCGGTTCCGGATCTGAACCTGGCAATAACGCGGACAATAGCAGAACTTCCAGTTCCTGTCGAACTTACACTGGACCTTAAATGGCCACGCATAAACGTCAAAGAAGAAGATCCACTTCCAGATCCGCTTGCAGTTCGCGGAAGAAGTTCTAGTGAAGCAGACAAAGCTGTTCCAACTCCAGATCCAGTAGCAGACCTAGTATTTATTACAAGTCGTGCTGCAACTGCTGCGCCAACACCTAAACCAGTAGCAGTTCTGAGGTTCTTAACAAGCCGTTCTGCACTGGATCCTCCAACTCCAAACCCGTCCGCTGCGCGTAAATGCCCACGTTCAAATGTTGAAGAAGAAGATCCACTTCCAGATCCAGAAGCTTCCCTAACTACAAACAGGAACGGGTCGGCTTCACTAGATGAAGTTCCAGATCCAGTTGCAGATCTAAAGAGTATTTCAAGATCCGTGCTTGTTGATGCACCGGCAGAACCGGATCCAGTTGCGGATCGAATAACAATATGCAATGAGACTGTCGACTGTGATCCAGCTCCGCTTGCTGATGCGGTTCTTAGGTAGTAAGCATGACCAAGGTAGAAGCGTCCGCCAGTTAGATATGGGAATGAGAAGTCGGTTACTGCGCCGAGCCTTAGTTGTGTTGGCCCAGAAATTACAGCAGTATGTACACCAACAGCTGATCCTGTTGCGGTTCTACCCACAACACGCACACCTACCGCTACTGCGGATCCAGCTCCAGAACCTGTTCCCTGTTTTGCTTTAGTTGCAAATGCAGCAGCAACCGCAGATGACGAACCAGATCCAGTAGCAGTTAACTGCCATATTGGTGCGCCAAAGTAAAAACCAGTTGCTGGTTTATATGCAGATGAGAAATCTGTAAGCGTGCTCTGAAAAGCAGCCATAGGGGATTCCCCTACCTACTAGTCAAGCGAAAGTGTGAGTGAAGTGATTTGAAAGGTGTCACCAGCGGTAACTGCCGCGGATGCTGACAAAGCTCCAGACCACAATGGGTTACCTGATGTTGATGCATCCCACATTGACCAATGCGTGTAAGTTTCAGTTGTGGAAACATTTGTCCACTCAACTGTAGCGCTAGTTGCAATTGCACCAGCAGAAGCTGTAGCCCAAGCTGTGATCTTGCGTGTAGCTTCAGTAGCTACGTTGTTTGTGCAATCTTCGCCCGGGTCTCCAGTGTGCAGCTTCAAGTACACATTGGTTGGAAGAGTGAATGAAGTTTTGCCTGTGACATGCTCAAGCAATTTGAGTTCTGCGTAGTTTGAAATTGACATAGTGACCTTTCGTTCTTATGTGATTATAGCAGAGCCCCCCCGCGGGAAATGCGGAGGGGCTCTGCTTACCTTACAGCAATGTAGCTAGCTGCTTAGCTTGCGTTTGCACCGATTGATGAAGATGACTCAATGCGGCGGAGTGATGCCTGACGGAAGAGGCCGTAGCCACCAAGCCAGTACCAACCGATTGGGTTGAAGCGCATGAGCGAGTCAACCACTGGACCACGACGGATCTGTGGTACAGGACCATTGCCATCAACAAAGGAGTAAGCCTTTGCCAACGCCTGACGACCCATGATGTAGGTGTCATAAACGTCAATGTTTCCTGCTGCACCTGCACCGTCAGATGCGTTTGCGCGCACCTTGGTACGTGGGGTCTCGATGAAGCGCACCGACTCGAAGGTACCGATTTCACCCATGTAGATGTTTGCGGTATCAACTTGTACGTGTGGAGCATTCCACGAAGCGTTGCCGGTCTCACGACGGAGGTCGTAGGACACGTCTGGGTGGATGAATCCGATGTAGTAACCAGACCATGGGCTGACGCTTGCTCCACGAAGAGCTGCTGTCACCTTGCGAACGTCGTTCGCTTCGATGATGTCTTCAGCTTCGATAGCCGTACGTGAGGTTTCATCGCTTGATCCACCACCACCGTAGATTACGTTGGTTCCGGCAGCAAGAACTTCACGAACGATTACGTCCATGCTGTTACCTGCGTTGTAACCAATCAAGTTGGCTGCTGCTGCGTCTACGTCCAAGAAGGAGGTTCCACGCAACTTTGCAGTTGTGTTGACGGTGTTACCGTATTCCGTAAGGGTTACGGTTACTTGACTGTCGCCCATTGCTACCGGGGTAACATCTGAGGTCTCAGTAAGTGGGGTTGTTGCGGTTGCAAGTTCCGAGAAGATCGTGAAGACGACCGAGGATCCTGGCATTGTCTGATTGCTTGCTTGAACGTCAGCTGCCTGGTCGAACAAGAGTTCTGAACGAAGGGCGAAATACGCCATCCGGTCATACGCTGCCTGGTCAACACTGAGTGACGACTGTTGTGTGTACGACACTGTATTTCCTTAATTGGTAGCCCAGTGGGTAGTGCGCCCTGCTGGGGAAGTTAGAATTTTGGTTTTGCCTGTTCGGCGTTATACTGCGCCATGAGTTGATCCAACTCGCCAGGGCTCTTGGCACTCGCCATTTTGGCGGACCAGTCTGTGACTGGCTCGAACTTCTCGCCTGCTTGAGATGCACTGTTCACCCGTGCCCAAGCCTGCTGTTCAGCTTCTTGGACTTTACCCTGCTGGGGAGCAGGTTGGATGAGATTTGCTTCTTGAGCTGCTGCACGAATTGCATCTGCTGACAACTCTCCGTCGTAGCCCTTGACGAAGTACTTTGCGACTGGAGCGTTGAGATCAACGCCCGCCTTCACAAAGGCCAACTCTCGTGCTGCGGTTTCGAGTTCCTTGGCTTTCGCCTCGGCTGCCTTCAACTGCTGTTCCACTTTGCGCAATTGTGCGCGCACTGGATCTCGTGTAACTTCGGTCTGAACTTCGTCCTCGAACTCTTGCATCGAATCTGACATGACCCACTCCTTCTGCCCACGTTCTGGTTGGAGGTTCCAGACCGGCTGCAAATCTCACCTCTTTTTTCATGTTGAAGTCGAGGGACTCTCCAACAGGTATCTCTAATGAGATGTTCTTAATATATCACACGCATATTAGAGCGTGTCAAGGATCTATTGAGCTTTGCCAACTCCGGTAGTAATAGAACCAGAAACATCACCAGCGGATTTAGCAAACGATCCGCCGCCTTTGAATTCTCCAACTCGTCGAGCCTGACGCTTCTTGATTTCTTTTTCTGCCTCTGTGTTAAATCCAAACTGAGAAGCAATCACATCTTGTTGACTGATGGCGGTCTCTCCGGCAAACTGCTGAGTCAACTCACCAAGCCTTGAGATATTGCCAAATCCCTTTTGTGCTTCTGCTTCTGTAAAGCCACGCTTAGCCAGGTCTCCAGCCATGTCTGCTGTCAGCTGCATTCCAGCGTTTTCTAGTGCTGCAGCACCAATACGCGCTGAACGCTCCTGCTCTTTCAGGATAGGCAAGGCTTTCTCTGGGTCAATAAAGTAGGCAATCAGTTGGCCTTCACTAACACTAAACAACCTTGACATTTCGTTTCTTACCGACGCTGGAGCATCTTGAACGATGCTACGAGCGTATTGAATACGGTCATTAAACTCCCCAACACTCACGTCATTGGCAATTAATTGTGCAAAGTCAGAGGGCTTGTCATAGAAGCTATCCGGGATTCCATTTGACCGCATTGTCTGCTTAAACGAGTCTTCCAGGGCGATGTATGTCGCCGGACTTAAGTCACCGAGCCCCTTGGCGCGACGAGCCTCGTTGCCAGCAAACCTTTCTTTGTAAGCATCTGTTTCCCTGATAGACATAGCCAAAGCATCTGTGTCTGTGTAGTCAATCATGTCTGATGTGTAGTTTCCCCACACCGTGTCAAACAGAGAATCAAGCTTGTACTTGGCGAGCAAAGCT